GTTCAAAAAATATAGATTCTCTTCCTGGTTCTGATGCTAAAAAATCTGTTGCTCCCACAATACCAGCACCTTCAACCATTCTTGATGCTATCTGACTAACTTTTCTAGCTTTACCACCTTTGACAGCGTCAGCTGCTTTTTTCATTCTAACAACTGAAGGTATTCTTCCTGCAATTTTAGCAATACCTGTACCTGGTATACCGTACTGTACAAGCAAAGAAATAATTTCCCCTCTCCAAGTTTCGGGACGAGTGGGTTCTCTTTTCTCCATAACTTTTTCAAAGTCAGATAAAAAATCTGTGTTAGCTGCAAGGTCTGTACCTGCAAATAATAATGAACCTATACTATTTTGTAAACCATATATACCTGAGCTAATACCTTTAGCTATCTCATCAAGACCTGTTGTGTAATCTCTTTCTTGTGTAATCTCTTTGTTGTTAATTCTAAAACTAGGAGCTTTTGCATCCGGTAAAGCTTGAATATCTTTCATTGAATTAAATTTAGTGTTAAGAGTTATTGGACCAAGTTTTAGATCTTCACCTTTAGTCATAGAAGTAATTGCTTGTCCTATATAATTGTTAGGACTTAGTGTATTATATAATTCTAAAATATTTTTAGGGTCAGGCATAGCCAACCACTTCACAGGTTTTTTAGGTTTAGTTTGTGAGGATAGTTCTTCTTGTATTTTAAGTTTAACTTGATCTAAGTCTAAAGGTTTCTGTTCTTTAATATCAACTTCAACAGCTTCTTCCTTGTCAGGATCTTTGAGAAATCGTTCGTAGGCAGTATCCGCCATGTTACGCCTCCGCTGGTAATACTAAATTAACGCTATATTTTCTATTGAATTGATCTACATCTGCTTGTGTTGAAATCATGGCAAAGTCTTCTAGTGCTTCTGCACTGTTAGTCATAAGTTCTACAATATCATCTGTAATCTCTGCTGGTAATCTTGCTCTTAATTGATCGTAACTAATTAAATTGTTATTTGCATCACCCATTGGTTTGGGGGCCATGGTCTCTGTTTCAGTAACCTGTTCTTCAACCATTTCACCGTTCGCGTATCCTGCTCTACCACCACCGGAAAACTGACCAAGTATTTTTTGAATTTCTTTAATAGCATCTAAAATTAATTGTGTATCACCTTCTCCACTATATTTACCTTCGTTCTCGTCTTGTAGTCTTTCTTTTATTTGTGCAAATATAGTTTGACCATCAGGTGACTTAATAAATATATCTATAGCACCCTCTGTTACTGGATTGCTTTTAGTAAAGTTATTTTTTTGAGTTTTTAATATATCTAACTGTATTATATCTTCATCAGTTGCTGTTCCGTTATCAACTTTAGCTTGTATCTCGTATATTTTAGGAATAATTTCTTCTAATTTTTGTGATATTATTATGTCTCTGTATTGTTTAGATCCACCTTCTGATCCAAGTATATCAGCTTGTGCACCAATTAATGTTTTAAACATATCAGATTCGCTATTGTACTTGTTTATAGCTCTATCATTTATACCTTTGTTGTAGGCTGCTCTGCTTGTTTTAAAATTAGAGAATGGTTCTTTGGCTGCTGCGCCTGCAGTTTGAAATATGTTTCCACTTGGTGATCTTGATATTAAATCTAAACCAAAGTCTATCTTAAAATTATTTAATGAATTGTCTGGTTGCATAGGGGGTGCTTGAAAACCATATTGTTTTGACATATCCATAAGTTGTTGCAGGTTAGCATCTCTAAACTGTACTTTAGATAAATCGTTTTGCTTTACAGTGTTGTCTTCGTTTGTTGCATAACCTTGTCTAGGAGCAAGGCCTGATGTAATACCTTCACCGGCACTACCGCCTTTTCTAAACATAGGTCTTCTCATTATTCTATTCATAATTATACATTTTTAAAAGCACCGTCAGGAACTTTAGTGTTCCCAAAGATACCACTTAATATAGTACCTGTTCCAAGAGCCGTTTGTAATGGTGTTGGGTTAGGTGTAACCGTTGACTGATTACCAAATGGTGCATTGCCAGAGAATAGACTTGCAACTCCAGAACCATACGTACCTAATCTTTCATAAGGTTCATATGTTTCTAATCTATTTGCTTCTCTTGTTGCATCAAGACCTGCTTGTGCTTGTAGTTGATTCACGCCGCCCAATCGACCCAACTGGTTTATGTCTGCTGTTTGAAAATTTTGTATGTTTGAACCTAGTTGTCCTTGTTGATTAAATGCTGTCTGTGCATTTAAATTAGACTGATTAAATCCTTGTTGTAATAATTGTGAATTTAATAATGCTCTGTTAGCATCTTGGTCAGACATATAGTTTGCTCTCAGTACACCTTCTCTACCGCCGCCTAGATTACCAGACATAGCAGCGTTTTGTCCAATACCTGTTAGACCGGCTTGAGTTTGTTTGTCAAATTCTGATAGTGTTGCATCAATTACATCTTGTTGGTAAGGAGATTGAAATTGTTGATAAGCTTGTGGTCCTGAGTATGCTGCTTGTTGTGTAAGAAAAGGTTCGTATGCTCCAACACCTGAGCCTGCTAAATTATAAGCTTGTGTTTGTAAAGGATCTTGCGCTGCAACTTGCGGTGCAAGTCTAGCTGTATCTATTGGTAATGATGTTAATCCTGCTAATTGTTTTCCGTAATCAGCACCAAGGTCTGTTACGTATTGTTGTGGTAAATTTTGTTGTTGTGTTAAAGCCATTATATTACGTCTCCTAATCGTTCTGATGTTGCAAACATATCTCTAGCACCTTGCATTCCTTGTGACTCTTCAGATACTTGCCCACCTTGTTCTAAATGTTTCATCATGTTCTCCATAACTTGTGCTCCCTGATCTATATCTCCACCACCTGCGTTTCTAACAGCATCTGCAGTAAATACAAACTCATTTACACTTAATCTTGCAGGCACATCATCTGCTTTTTCTTGTTTTCCTATAGGTACAAACCCACCTTCAGCTCTGTAATCTTTTTCCATACCACCAAGGTCCATGATTCCACCTTCGGCTTTCATGTTTTGTTGACTTATATAATAGTTTTCATACTCTTTGTGTTTAGGAGACATAGCAGCTACATCTTTATTAACTTCATATAAACTTTTCCAACCTCTATATTCAGTATCATTTTCATAATCAATTACTGCATTACCTTCGTCGTATCCTATTCTCCCACCATTAGCTGCTGCTTGTGCATATGTTTCAATCATTTCTGCTGGTGAATATTTTCTAGCAGCATCTGGTAATGCAAAATTTTGTCCTGCTGCCATCATTTGTTTTTCATCTAATATATTAAGACCTTTTGTATATTCTTGTATGTCCATTGCAGTTTGATCATTTACTTGTCCGAAAGTGCTTGCATCTTGTCCACCACCTGCACCTTGTTGACTTTTAGTAAACAAACCTGCTCCAATACCACCGATTACTGGTACAAGATTTTTTGTTAAACCTGATGTTATATTGCCAAGTGGAGATTTTCCTTGTGTTGTCATTGGCTTATTTGTTTTAGGATCTATTACAACTCTTCCTTGTGTATCTCTCTCTAATACAGGGTCAGGTCTTGTAGTTAATGCTTTTATACCTTTGCCTAATATAGAGTCTTTAAAATCACCTCTGTCTCCAGTATTTTGATATGTATTATATCCTAAAGTTGCTGCTGTTGCAGCTAGTAATGGATTTTTTTTAATTGGATCCATAATTTTTTCCTGGAACCATGATCCTATTCCATATTGTTTTCTACCATCTAGACCCATGATACCACCATACGCTGCCATTTGTCTGTCAGGTAATACTGGTCCTTGTGGTTTTGGACCAAAAGGATTTATAGGATCTTCATCACTTGGTAATATTGGACCTCTACTACTCATTTGTCCTTCGGCCATAGCTTGTTCTATAAATCTTTGCATAGACATAGGTTGAATACCTTGTTCTTCCATTTCAAATACGTACTTAGCATACTCTTCTTCTAAAGAAGCCATTATCATTTTCTCCATCTCTTGCGGAGATTTAGGACCTTCATTCCCACTATATTTTATAGATGGTACGTTAGTCTCTAGCTCTTCTGAAATTTGTATATCTTCTATTCCCATGGTTTTGCTACCTTACTTTGTTTTACTGAACAAATCAAGAGCTGGCATGATAACTTTTACATCCTGTGCCATCTCTTCTGCTTTATAACCTTTGACTTCCCAGTCTTTTCTTGTTTTAAAAACCTCACCTGTTTCCTTGTGTCTGTAAGTTTCTTCTACTTTTGCTTGTTTTATTTCCATTACGTTGTTACCTCTTTCTTAATGTTTAGATAGCTAATAGCTACATCAAACGAGTCAGTTGTGCTTGATTGTACTGTAAAGGTTTTACCACCTTCTACTATTAGTGGTTGGGTTAATAATTCTGTTGTAACATTAGCTGTTAATGCTGCTGATTTAATGGCTGTAATACTGTTGTTTGTTACAGTCACACTAGGTGTACCAGCTGCTGTAACTAATATTGATTTAATAACTATGGTTTCATTAACTGCAGGAACACCTGAACCAAAAGGTGTAAGGGCACTACCTGTTGTACTATTATCTACACCTACAAATTTATATTGATTTACTACTGCCATTATTCTAAAAAGAAACTTCTAGCTTCTATCTCCTGTTTTAATTCTTCTTGAAATGTAGTGTTTAATTTCTCTAACACTGCATCTAAATCTCTAACTAAGGACTGAGCAACATCTGGTTCATACTCGTTACTTGCTCTGGTTAATGTTTGTACTATTTTAGCCATTATATTCCTAATTTATTTTTTAACACATTATATCTATTTCGTTCTGAGTCAGAAATATTTCCTGATTGTAATTTTTGTAGTAATAATATATACTCATCATAACTAGATGCTTGGTTTGCTAGTGATGCTATTCCGTCTCCGTCACCACCACCATCATTGTTAGTAGTTTTATTATTTTTTGATGTTGATTTAGATGTAGATGTTTTATTTCCGCTAAACATATTAGCAATTGGATTTTTAACATCAAAAGTACTAAGTATGTCTGTTTGATCTAAAAAATCTTTAGCAACTTTAGCACTTTTAGCAATTTTCATACCTGTTGCAAATTTAGGTCCGAATATTTGAGGTGCATAAAACATACCAATACCTTTTACAAATTTTCCTAAACCACTATCAAAGAAAGGTTGTTTATAATTTTTAGATCCACCTCCATAAGGTGTAAATTTTTTCCCTGTTTTTGCTGCTTCAATTGCATTATTAGTATTTAAAGTTTGTACAAAATCTCTAGCAGCAGATCTCATTTCATCACCAGTGGCTACAGATGTTTTTGAAGTTCCTGAATCTGTGTGAGGATTATGTCTTGTAGTTTCTGGTCTATCACTACCTTTATTATTGTTATTATTTCCACCACCCATAGCAGCACTTTGTGCTTGATTAGATGCATTACCCATGTCCATTCCACCACCTCGAAAACCAACTCTTTCAACTAGTTTACCTAGTGCATACATCTGTCTAGCTTGTTGTAATCTTGTAATTGACACTATCGTCTTCCTCCAGTTTGTATATCTAATCTAAAAGTTCCTAACTTCCAACTAGTATCAACAGCTGTATTAGATATTGTAAGAGCTATAGCTCTGCCTCTAGCACGTGTGTCTACTTTATCGGTTGTAGATGTTACAGTAAAAGGACCCAGTGATGAGCTAGCTGCTGTATCGTTTGGATAATTTCTTAAATCTAGTTGTACAATAGCGCTTCCTTGTTGAGATATAAAGTCAGGTATAATTCTACTAACTCTCATAATGTTTTCACCATCACCTCTAAGATCACCTAAGTTTGTTGCAGCACCTCTTACAACTTTTTGTGTAATGTCATAATCACCAGATGTAATGTTAGCAGGAATAGCTACAGCCGTGGTCCCTGCTTCTTGTTGATTAACTCCTGTTTCATGTTCAAAATATATTGTTATACCTTCTGTGTTTCCCTGAACATCAAATGATACATCATCACTTGGATTGTATTTTGTTGCATGTGGTAAACCAAATACAGATGAATCTTCCCATGTACTTCTAGGAAACAAAGAACTTGCATTAGTAAACCATATAGGTCGTTTAGCAGTTGAGTCTAGATAACTATATGTAACCGCTCGAGTGTTTACGTTAGATGTAGACGTTGGATAAAACCAAGTAATCTCACCAAACAAGTTATTAATACCACAATAAATTAATTGATTAGATGTAGTGTTAAGATCGTCATAAACAAAATCTTCTACTAAACAGTCCATTGATTCTAGTTTACCAGTATACCTAAAAAAACCATTATCAGACATCCAGTATGCAGCACCATCAACTTCTACAGCTGCATTCATACCAATCAATCCACAGTTAGTTCCTGCCTGTTCAAAAGCAAATGTAAAAGGAGTTCCAACAAATCTCATAGTAAATAAAGAAGTATCAGACCAAATGTATATTGCATTTCTACCAAGTTTAGCACCCATGATCCGTGATCCGGCAGCCAGTCTTTGTGTACCAGCACTATTCTCAGCTGTTGGTGTGTAGTCTTCTATATTTTCTTGAGAAGAAAATCTTATAAACATATCATCTTGTGTAGTCTTGTTACCAATAGTTGTTTCTGTTCCAAAAAATACTAAGTGACGATCGGGAGTTGACACTAACATATCACGTGACGCTGTTGGTGCTCCTGGAATAATTATAGCTCTTGTTGATGTTGCATTTGCTGCATCACCATCCCATTTAAAACATTCACCATTATGAATTAAAGCAATAAGTGTTGTACCTAAATTATCTAATGACCATAGACCAGGATCTGTTACTTGGTCAGTGTTGGCTGCAGGTGATCCCCAACCTGTAAAAGATGAAGTGTTAGTTACAGTAGCACCATTGCTGTGCGCAGCTCGTGTTGAACCTCGCGCAGCTCGTGTTATACCAGTTAATTTACTAGCTGTAATTCCTGTGTATGATATTTCCTCTGTTCCTACTTGAATAAAATTTGTACCAGAACTTGGAAAACCAGTAGTACTACCTAATGTAATTTCTGTAGCCGAACCATTATTACCGTTTGTGTCGTCACCCAATAAACCATTTAATGTAGTTGTTAATGCACCTAAAATGTTACCACCCCATAGTGATATACCCCAACCAAACGCACCTAACTGTTCAGCAGGTCCTACATGAAAGTATTGATAGTATTTTATCCCACCTGATGTTGTTGCACCACTACCTGTTTCATTAGAAGGCATTGTAATAGTGATTGTGGTAGTTGTTGGTACACTTGTTATCATAAATTTTTTATCATTAAAATCTGCGGCAACAAAATTAGAATTTGTAATTGTAGAAAAATCACTAAATAAAATAATGTCTTGAGCTTGAAAAGTATGTGGTGCTGGAAAAGTTATTGTAACTGTTGGTGATCCATTAGTTGTGCTAAACGCACTTGTAAGTGCTGTACCTGTTGGATTAACTAAAGGATGAATGTCATAGTAAACACCACCAGAATATATGTATAAAATTTTGTTAGTTCCTATAGCTGCAAACTTAGTTGATGATTTGTTTACAAAATGATGAAGACCTCTAGCTGCACCGGTAAGTTTTGATTCACCTAATTGATTCCAGCCACCTATTTTTTCAGGTGTACCATATCTAAAACGAACGTTTTCTCCGTCTATCCATTGTGACTCTGCACCCGTAGATGTAACCTGTTTATTGAACCCTGGTAGGAATCCTAATTTTTGTAACATATAACCTCATTATAATACTATTTTACACCTGATGGTAGGCCTAGCTTAGCTCTTCCATCAAATCTATTTTTGTCTGCAAATGGGCCATTCACATGATTATAATGTAGAAATACCTGACCGCAAATGTTCCCGTCAAAAGGCTCTCGCCAATGTTCGAGTTCACATCCACTATATACTAGCATATCCCCGACTTCAAGCAAGACTTTCGTGCCTGCCGGAGCGTTAGGTTTATGTATATTCTTGTATTCATCTATTACATTGTTAGCTCCTGTGCCATCTATAAATATTGGCCAAGGATCACCACCTAGATTAACTGTTGTAGATATTTCACAACTAGGTCTGTCTTTATGTCTTCTAAGTTCATCACCTTTTTTATAGGCTCTTGCATAGGAATAAGTAGGACATAGGTCTAGGCCAGTGTGTTTTTTCATTACTGGTAACATTTTAACCATAAGAGTTTCCATAGCAAAATCAGCATAACATGAGTAGGTATTAGGTATTTGTTGATCGGTCCATGTTCCAAGTATCGGGGACTGTGCGTGTATGTTATGTTGATACATATAACCTACTGCATCTCGTTTAAGTAAGAAGTAATTAAGTATAAAATTAGCTAGATCATAAGATACAGCGTTCTTTATTACTTGATATTTATTAGTTTGAAAACTCATACTATCATACACTTTTGTAAAAAATTAAAAGACACTGATATTCTTATATCATTAGAATTGTTAGGATCAACACAATGCATTAACCAAGATGGAAACATAATACATTTTCCAGCAACAGGTTCATAATGTGTCTCTCTCCATAATCTTGCAGGTTTTTCTCCATCTTTTTGTCTTGGTCTAGACATACAAGCAACTGATCTAGGGTCATCTATTTTTAAATAACCTGAGTTTTTAGGTGCTTTTATATAATAAACTCCTGACCATAATGAGTTTGGATGTTGATGTGCTCTATTCATTCCACCTGGTGGATTAATGTTAGCCCACATATTACCTAATACAGGTTCACTGTCTAAGTGTTCTTGGTCATAAATAGTTTTTTGACAAGCATGTAACATATCAACTAATTTTTTAAATTGAGGTAGTTCATGCATATTAGTAGTTGAATGCCAACCTTGAACATTAGTTCTAACCACACCTTTATCTTGTTTAGACCAAGCTACAATATCTCTCTCCAACTCTTGATTAAGAGTAGGGTGTTCTATATCTGCAATATAAACAGGTGTTGGAAAATGTAATTCTCTATGCATTATTTAAATGGTGTGCCTCCAAACCACATAACTAAAGATTTTCTGTTGCCACGTATAACTGGTTTAACTCTATGTCTAATAAAAGATGCAAAGAATACTGCGTGTCCTTGTTTTATTTTTGCAACTTTACCTTCAGCCATTAATTCTAAATCACCACCTTCAAACTCTGATTCAGGAGAAAGTAAACAAGTCATAGATATTTTTCTAACAGGTGGTTCGTGTTGCATGTTCACATCATTATCAACATGCCAATCATAGAATCCTCCTTCAGGGTATTCTGTGTATTGTGCCATCTCAGTTATAGTCATTCCATCAAAACCAAAATGATTACCATTAGTAGTTTTCATAATTTTTTCTATATCTTTATACATGTCACCCATTTTTTTAAATGGTATCCAACTAATATGTGAGGTTCTAGTTTTGGTATCTATAGTTCCACCTTTAATTCCTTTGCTACTTCCAACTTCTGCATCATTTCTAGGTTCCTCACGTCCGGCTGCAATAACCATTTTACATTGTTCAGGTGTAAAGATTGGTTTTGTAGTTTCAACTATAAAAGATCTCCAACGTGGTTCTGTTATCATATTAATATCCGTACTCTACCCATCCCGTTATTATATATTTGTCATTTGATAAAGGTGGGTTGCCTCTATGAATGTGTGTAAACTGTGATGGCCATACCATCAATGTATTCTTCTGTGGTTTAAACCTACATTTTTGATATAAAAATTCTGTCTCTCCACCTTCGGTTACATCATTAAGATAAACCATAAAAGCTAGTATCCTATTTCTAGCTTTCATCTCTGCATTTTCGCAGTGCCAAAAATGATAGCCTTCACCTATTTTAGTTTTTTGTATTTTAACTTCTAGTATGTTGTGTGTAGCTAATTTTTTTAAATAAGAATATTTTTGAGTATACAATGGATATGCTTCTTTAAAAAATAAATCGATAAAAGGTTTGTTGTTATAAGTTAGTGCAACATTAGTATCTCTTATAGTATTAATTGCATTGTCAGATACTAACATTTCATCTTCTCGTCTTGGATATACTGCACCTTGTTCTTCACATTTATTAAAATAATTTAAATAACTATCTATCATCTCATTAGGCATAAAGTCTTTAAACATACCTATGTGATCATCTCTTATTAAAAATTGTTTGTCCATTACGTAGCTCCTCTGTTTCTAATTGGATCAAACTGTACGTCACAGTTTGCAGCTAGAGTTCTTCTAGTCTCATTAGTTCCATTAAATGGATACACACAGTGCCTCATATCATACGGAAATATATAAAAATCTCTAAGGTCCATTGGTGGTTGATAATCTATTTTAGCAAACTGACCATTAGCTGCTCCTAATATTTGTAGTCTACCATTTTGTTGTATGTGTTCTGCTGAATATTCTTTACCATAAGTTGATGGTAATTTTAAAATCATTACACTTGATAGCCCTGTAAATAACATACCTCTATGAATATGTGCAGGATTGTATTCATGTTGTTTCATTTCATTAACCCAAATAGAATTTAAATGAGTTTCATATTCTTTAATTTTATTAAAAGCTAGATAGTGTTTAAACACAGTTATAAAATAATTTGTAACATTTTGAGGCAACATGTTATGGTTCTTCATTTTAGTTTGATCTTTACCGTGATAAAATAATGAGTGTTCATTTTCTATTTTACCTACTAACTGATCATTAGCTGGTGCAAGGTTATGAAAATTTTGTTCATAGATCTGATTAATCGTAGTAAATATATCAAGCGGTACTTGATACTTTAAAATAGATTGACCTAAAAATACAAAATCAAATTTAAGATTTTGGTTTTCCATGTTGTTCAATTTGTTCTTTTTCTTTATAACTATTTTCTAATTCACCAGACTTTTTAATTCTTTGTAATGAATTTAATTGTCCCATTACATTAAATATTTCAGCCTCTGATGAGTTAGCATTTAGTGTTTTTGCTTTCTCGTGATACTGCATAC